TTTAGCAAATTCTTCAACTCTACTTATTAAGTGTTGCCATTTAGACATTTGCCTTCCAGTCACAATATAGACATGACAGACTTTACCATGTTTTCTTTTTATTATTTCAGTAACTACTACACCAAAATATTTATCAGATGTTTGTTTTTCTTTTTTATCCCAAATAACCCAGACTTGAAATTTATCTTCTTTAGCAGTCTCAAAAACATAATCTGAATCGGTAAGTTGACCTGAATAAGCTAAAGCAGATTTAATATCTTTTTCTACTAATGACCAAACTTTATCAAGTTCTATAATTGGTATTCGTACTAATTCCATAAATACTATATAAATTAATTAAAATCAATGTATATCTAAGAACTCTTTTCGTCAAATATTTCTAAGTAACTAACCATACCTTCAATGGTATCTACTGTTCCTACTTGTATTTTAAGTATATCTGCTGACTCTAAAATAATAGGAGATAAAGCAGCATTAATTGTTTCTCCAGAAGCTAAAGACTTATGATATACTTCAAAAGTAGCTGAAGCTGAACTATCGGTTACAAATACTTCTACAAGATTATTTGAACCATGTTCATTAGTAATTTGTATATTTTTAATAATTGTTGTTCTTCCAGCAGGTACTGTATAGATAGTTGTAAGATCTGTTGTGCTTATTGCAAAACCTGCGTTTTTATATATATTTGCCATAAATTATTATTTTATAAAAGAAGGTAATCCTAACATAGGTCTGCCATCAAATTTGTTTTTATCAGAAAATTTACCATTTAAATGATTATAATGTAAAAATACTTGTCCACAAATATCACCTTCAAATGGTTCTCTCCAATGTTCTAAATCACAACCAGAATAGACTAACATATCACCAATATCAAGCAACACTTTTTCTCCTTTTGGAGCATTAGGTTTAATTAAGTTTTGTCTTTCATTTATTACAGAATCAGTACCTGTTTCGTCAATAAATATTGACCATTGATTTCCACCTAAATGAATAGTAGTAGATATTTCACAGCTTGGTCTATCTTTATGTCTATGAAGTGTATCTCCATTTTTGTATATTCTTGCATAAGAATAGGTGGGTACTAATTTTAAACCAGTTTCTTTTTGCATAACTGGTAATACCTTCATTAATAAAGTTTCCATTACAGGATCTGCATAATGAGAGTAGGTATTAGGTATTTGTTCATCTTCCCATGTACCTAACATTCCATTATCATGTGTTATATTATTGTCATGCATATATTTAACTGCGTCTCTTTTAAGTAAGAAATAGTTAAATATAAAGTTAGCCAACTCATAACTAACTGCACCCTTGATTACTTGATATTTATTAAACGTCATACAAACATTGTCTTTTGTAAAAAATTAAATGAAACAGATATTCTTATATCATTAGATTCATTGGGATCAACACAGTGTACTAACCAAGCAGGAAACATAATACATCTTCCAGCAATGGGTTCATAATGATGTTCTCTCCATAATCTTGTAGGTGATGTATCTGGATGATTTAATCTAGGTTTCATTTTAGGTCTACACATAGAAGCTGCTGCTCTTGGATCATCTATTTTTAAATCTCCACAGTTCTTAGGAGCTTTAACATAATAAACACCAGACCACAAACAATTAGGGTGCATATGCGTTCTATTCATTCCACCTGGTGGATTAATGTTTGACCACATATTTCCTAAAAAAGGTTCACTATCTAAATGTTCTTCTTCGTATATTTTTAATTGTGCTTCATATAAAGCATCAGCTAATTTTTTGTACTCTGGTCTTAAATGCATATCAGTTGTTGAGTGCCAACCTTTTACATTAGTTCTGGTTACACCTTTATCTTGATTCATCCAATTTAATATATTTTTTTCTAATTGAATATTTAAATTTTTATCTTTTATATCAAAAATATAAATAGGTGTTGGAAAATGTAATTCTCTAAACATTATTTAAAAGGTGTACCTCCAAACCACATGACTAAAGATTTTCTATTTCCTTTTATAACAGGTTTAACTCTATGTCTAATAAATGATGCAAAGAATACTGCATGACCTTGTTTAAGTTTTGCAATCTTACCTTCACTAATTAATTCTAAATCACCACCTTCAAATTCATTTTCTGGAGAAAGCAAACAAGTCATTGATATTTTTCTAACTGGTGGTTCATGAGCCATGTTAACATCATTATCAATATGCCAATCATAAAATCCTCCTTCAGAGTATTCTGTATATTGTGCCATTTCTGTTAAAGTCATTCCATCAAAACCAAAATGATTACTATTTGTAGTTCTCATTATATGCTCAATGTCTTTATACATATCATTCATTTTCTTGAATGGAATCCAACTAATATGTGAAGTTCTTATTTCAGTATCTAACACACCACCTTTAATACCTTTTTTATTTCCAACATAAGCATCTTGTTTAGGTTCTTCTCTACCTGCTTCAATAATCATTTTACATTGTAAAGGTGTAAATATAGGTCTGGTTGTTTCTACTATAAATGATCTCCATTTTGGTTCAGTTATCATACTGCACCTCTGTTTTTAATTGGATCAAATTGAACATCACAGTTTGCAGCTAGTGTTCTTCTAGTTTCATTAGTTCCATTAAATGGATAAACACAATGACGCATATCATAAGGAAACACATAAAAATCTTTAAGATCCATAGGTGGTTGATAGTCTATTTTTGCAAATTGACCATTACTAGCACCTAGTATTTGAAGTTTACCATTTTGTGGTATAGCATCATTAGAATATTCTTTACCAAAAGTTGATGGCATTTTTAAAATCATTACACTTGATAAACCTGTAAATAATGTTCCTCTATGAATATGTGCAGGATTATATTCATGCTCTTTCATTTCATTAACCCATACAGAATTTAAATGAGTATCATATTCTTTAATTTTATTAAAATCTAGGTAGTGTTTAAACACAGTCATAAAATAATCTGTAATGTTTTTTGGTAACAAATTATGATTCTTCATCTTAGATTGATCTTGACCATTATAGAATAAAGAATGTTCATTCTCTATTTTACCTACTAATTGTTGATTAGCTGGTGCAAGGTTGTGTAAGTTTTTTTCGTAAATTTTATTAATGTCGCTAAATATATCTAAGGGTACTTGATACTTTAGAACTGATTGACCTAAAAATACAAAATTAAATTTCATTAAAGACTATAGATTAGATAGTTCTTCTTTTTTTAAAGTTTTATTTTCTAACTCACCAGATTTTTTAATTCTCTGTAAAGATTGAAGTTGTCCTATAATATTAAATGTTTCAGCTTCTGATGAGTTTGCATTTAAAGATTTTGCTTTTTCTGCATACTGCATACCATAAGATTCTAATTGATGTTGATTAACATCTTTGTCATTAAAAGATCCATCATTAAATTCTTTTTTTAATCCAGACCACATCTTAATTTCTCTCATTCTATGTTTAGCTGTTTTCTCCATAGAGGCTTTACCAAATTTAGCTTCATCTAAATCAATTTGATATTTAGTTAATTTATATTCGTCTTGTTCAGATTCTATTTTTTTCTCTAACCATTTAATTTTTGCTTCATTTCTTCTATAATCAAATGATAAGGTCATTAAATTATCTAAATAACTTGATTGTTCTCTAACACATTGCCAATATTTTGCAGCTTTAGTAGGATAACGATTGTCTTGAAGTACAGAAAATCTAGCTTCAGTTTCTGTACGAAACATTTGTTTTTTACTCCAAGTGTCCCTAAGCTCATCAACCATACCTTTAAAATCAGATAAATCGTTTTGTTCTAATAGATTATTTAAATGAGTTTCTTCTTGTTGAATTAAATCTTTTACGTCTTTTTTATCAGTCATTTAAAATTTATTCTTCTAATATTATATCAATTGGTCTATCACCAATTCTTTCAATTTTTTCAACAGATGTTTCATCAGTTACACTATCATTATCCCATGTTGTTTGATTAGCTGTTACTTCAACATCAACAAGTGTTTGTGCTTCATCTTTAGTTTTAATTACTGCTAAAACTTTATTAATCCAAAGATTAGCCTCTTTATTGTGTGCTGGTACTTGCCAAACATTTCCTGGATAACCTCTAAAAGTAATTTTTAAAGATTCACTATGTTCAATAAATCCTTTTCCCCAGTTTGTCGCTATGCAGTATTGATACGTTTTTGCCATAATTTTTTCCTTGTTATTAAGTTGTTGCTACTGTTTTTGTTACCACTGCACCTGCACCTGTCCATTCTTCTGTTGATGCTATTGCACCTGGATTTGCTCCACCTATAGCTAAAGCAGATGCTTGTGTATCTGTTCCTCCTAAATTTCTCCTTGCAGTACTTAAGTCAGTTGTTTCTGACCATGAAGTTCCATTCCATAATTCAGTTTTTGCTGTTAGAGAACCTATATATCCACCAAATAGTAAAGCTGAAGTGTTATCTGCTCCTGCTCCTCCACCAGATAAAGTGGCTGTATTTAAATCTCCAACTTCTGTCCATGCACTTCCATTCCAAGATTCTGTTAAAGCATATGAAGGAGGATCATTATTACCTCCATAAATTAAAGCTGAAGTTTGAGTACCATTACTTCCAGCAAGATCCCTTCTACCTGTATTTAAATCTGCGACTTCAGTCCAACTTGTTCCGTTCCAAGATTCTGTAACTGCATATCCTACAACTGGAGAATAAAATAAGCCACCAGAAAATAATGCTGAAGTATTATCTGCTCCTGCAGAACCACCTACAGACCTTGCAGTATTTAAATCATTAACCTCTGTCCAACTTGTTCCGTTCCAAGATTCTGTATTAGTGTAAAAAGTAGGTATTACCCACCCTCCAAAAGATAAAGCGTTTGTATTACTTGAACCAACGCCTCCCATCTGCGCTCTACTTGTATTTAAATCTGCTACTTCTGTCCATGCTGAACCATTATAAGATTCTGTTACTGTCATTCCATAAAGTGGAACATTAATACCACCAAAAGCTAATGATGAAGTTTGTGTACCTCCTGTACCCATATTTGTTCTAGCAGTATTTAAATTTCCACCTGTAGACCAAGATCCTGCTGTAGTTACAGAACTATATTTAAATAAATTTGTTAAAGTGTTATACCATACCTGACCTTCAATAGGATTAGCAGGATCTCCAGAATAGTTTTGTACTGTTGAGCCTTGTATTTCTTTATAAGTAGTCATCATTTATCCTTTTTATTTGTTTATAAATATTCATTATTTATTCTTTAACAACCAACCTTGAGTTCCATCTGTATAGACCAAAGTATTAGCTGCTCTTTCTACTGAAATTGTTAAACTTGCTGCAACACCTTGTATTTTTTCTGCTCCATTTGGTGCAATTGTTAAAGTATTAGTGTCAAATGTTCCTGCATAATCTATAAAAGATATTTCATCACCTAAAGTTCCTGCTGGTAAAGTCATTGTAAATGCGGCACTTGTTGTATCACAAAAATACCCTTCTCCAGCTACTCCTGTAAAACCTGAAGTTTTAACTGTTTGCCAATCTGTTCCACCACCTGCTGGATCACTCCAAGATATATCTGTTCCATCTGATGTTAATACTTGAGCAGAAGTACCTTTAGTTAAAATTGTTGTAGCTGCACTAGCATTACCATAGATAATACTTCCTCTACTTAATGCGTCTAATTTATTTAATTCTGTTGCAGTAGAAGTTACTCCGTCTAAAATATTAAGTTCTGCTGTGGTAGATGTAACTCCATCTAATATATTTAACTCTACTGCAGTAGATGTAACTCCATCAAGAATATTTAATTCAGCAGCTGTAGATGTTACTCCGTCTAAAATATTTAATTCAGCAGTATTTGCTGTAACACCATCTAAAATATTTAATTCTGTTGCAGTAGAAGTTACTGCTACATCTTCATTTATTTTTGGTGAAGTTAAAGTTTTATTAGTTAAAGTTTGTGTTCCAGCAAGTGTAGCAACAGTTGAATCAATTGATATTGTTCCAGTAGAAGTAATAGTTCCACCATCTATCCCTGTACCAGTTGCAATACTTGTTACTGTTCCTGAATTGCTTGGAGTAATTACAGTATAGGTAATACTTGTAGATCCTAATGTTGCATCAGTATCTGTCGTACATAAAAATATTTTATTATCATTTACACTACCTTGATTAACTACAACCATACCACCAGATAATTCTGCTATAGTATCATGCTCTGGATCTCTTGATGCTGCACCAGCTCCACCAGCTACTGCAAGGTATAAACCATTTTCTGTAGCTGTACTTTGATCTTTTAAAAGAACTCTATCTCCTTCAACAAGTGTAACACCATCAATTGTATCACCAGCTTCAAGTGCAGATGAAATTATTACATTGGCAGTTGAAGCACACTCTGCAATAGTTCTAGTTCTTAAACCAGCAACTGCTTGGTCAACATAAGATTTAGTAGATGCGTCTGAGTTAGCAGAAGGTTCACCTAATCCTGTAATTGATCCACCAGTTAATGAAACATTATCTGATGCTTGTGTTGCAATAGTTCCTATTCCTAAAGAAGTTCTAGCAGTAGCTCCACTTTCTGCAATCCATGCTGATCCATTACCAACAATTACATTACCATCAGTTTTTGCTAAAGCTGCTATTGCAGTTAAGTCTGAATCACTATCTTGTTTAGCATCAATTTGAGTTTGTATAGCAGATGATACTCCATCAAGATAACCTACCTCAGTTGAAGTAACAGCACTAACAGATACATCTCCACTACCATCAGATACTAAAGCTCTAGCAGTTGTAAGATTTTCTAATTTAGATAAAGAAATTGCAGCAGAAGCATTTATATCTGCATCAATAATTGCACCATTTTCAATCTTAGCAGAAGTAATTGCTGAATCAGGAATTTTTGCTGTTGTAACTTGGTCATCTCCAATATGAATTGTATCAATTGAACCATCAACATATTGATCTGAGTCAACAGAGTTAACTGCCATTTTAGCAACTGTTATTTGTGAGTCTGCAATATGAATTGTATCTATTGAACCATCTACATAATGGTCTGAATCTATACTTTCGTTAGCAATCTTAGATCCATTAACAGCAATTGCATTAATTTTTGCAGTAGTAATAGCATTATCAGCAATATTACTTGTACTAATAATTTCTGTTGGAATAGATGAATTAGTTTTAGATAAAGCACCAATATAAACATTTGTAATAGTTTCACTTGATAATGAACCACTATCCCAAGTTACATTTATAGTAGTGTTTGTAGAAAAAGTTGAACTAGAAATAGTTCCATAAATTGTTCCTGGAGTAGAAGCTGTTAATTTAATTCTCCTTCCAGTATGATAAATTGCTGTAACATTAACACCAGCGATTGTAAATGAAGTTCCACTTGCATAAGCTGCTGTAAAAGCTGCATCACCATCTCCGTACTCAACCCATTGACTATCATTATACCATTCTCTAGTATTCTTCATCAATGCTCTTATTGCATTATTCAGATTAGAAGGTAACATTCCCTCAGCTGTACTTATACCATTTAAATCTATGTTGTTAGCTTGGGTTGTTGAGTAATCTTTTATTCCTGCCATAATTTAATCTCCTAAAAACCAAGCATAAGCTTTATTATTTTCTTGATTTTTTTCGTTTATTAATGCGTTAATTGCTTCTTCAATTTGTCTTTGAAAAAATTCTTGTGTTTCAAAACTATATCTTACGTTATCTATATCACTTTTATCTGTCATCTCAAACCTGATTTTGATGCAATTAAATCTATTCCTTGAGCATCCTTCCAAGCTCCACCACTTGGTATTTTAATATTTACTTTAACGTATCTTCCAGATTGTCGTACTGGATTAACACCTGTAGAGTTCATACTTGAAGTAGTTGATTCAGTAACTGCATCTGTAAGTCTATCTCTTGTCTTAATAGTTACTGTCGCTGCAGCATCTACAATTGGTCTTACACTTGTTATAGACGATCTTAGTCCAGGAAACAACTCTAATTCTGTAGTTTCTATTTCTCCAACATTTTCTGTTCCTGAAAAAATAGCAGCTTTATAATCACTATCTATACCACCTAAAGCTAATTGTCCACCATTCCAAAAATCTGTGTCTAAAGAAATATTAATATTATCTAAATTTTCAGAAATAATATCCATCAACTCAACCGTATAAGCTCCAACGAATTGAGAAAATATTGTACTAGCATTAGCATTAGCAGACGACCATTTCTCAGTAGCATAATTATAAATTAAAACTTTATCACAAATTCCAGTAATATTTGCTGTGTCAGAAGATGAAGGGTAAAGCCAAATTGCTAATTGATTAAAAGGATCTACAGCAGCACAAATTCTATCTGAATATGCTTTGTTTAAATTAATATCAAAAAATCTATTTACTTTTTCTGCACCAATAGCTTTTACTGTATCTCCATTAATTTCAAAAAATCCATCATCAGCATAAAAAAATACTCTACGATTATCTTGACAAACTGTTCTTCCATAAACAGCTCCTCTATTTGGTGAGATCATTGACAATCTAAATACAGTTGAACCACCAACATAATCCATTCTAATTATAGAATTTTGTCTGAATACATAACTAATTTCTCCAGATGTTATATGAGTAATTTGTCCACCAGAACCAGGAAGTTGTTGACTATCTGATTGTTTAGTTCCAGCTTCCCAAGTTGCTAAATCATTAATTCCAGACCATTGTATTTTATTTGAAGCTGTTAAATCATTTCCAGTTACTAAAAAATCTCTTACTACTCCTGAAACTTTAAATATTGGAACTGTACCTGATGTTGCAATGTTAGATAGATTTGCAAAAACAGTTGACGTACCCATTAAATAATATTGAGGTGCATCTACACCATTACTTGCAATTACATAATTTCCAAATTGAGTAAAAGTTATATAATCTGTTGAAGCTCCTGTTAAAGGTGTTCCACCAATGAAATTTGTAGTTGTTAGTCTTACAGTATCTGTTGAAACATTTGTTAAATTTTCTCTACCAATAGTTGCTCTTGTTACTGTAACAACTGCATCCGTAACTGTTGCTGTAAAATCGGCATGAGCATGAATAGCAGTTTGTAAATTTGTTGCTGTAGTATTATTATTTGTTTGTACTTGAAATTCATTTGTAGATGGAGAACTAGACGTTGAAGTAAATACAATAGTTGAAGCATCATTTTTAGTTAAAGTAATAGTTTTTCCATCAGCTATATTTCCATAATCAGAAACTGTAATTGTACATGAAGCTTTAGCAGTAGATAATAATAATCCACTAGCACCTAACTCATTAAATGCTCCTCCAGTTAAAGTATAAAGAGTATCTTGTGTTGCTACAAAATTAAAAACGGTATTAGAATTATCTCTAAAAGAACCAGCTCCTCTTGAATCTTTTGGTAGAGCATTAGTAGAATAATTAACTAGAGAGGGAAATCTTTTATAAGAATTTAAAGCATAGTAAACATTGTTAGCTACATTAGCACCAGGATTATTATGTTCTGGTTGATCTGGTAGCCATTCGCCAAAGGGTACTTGCATTAATATTCCTAAACGTTGTTGTTTGTAGAAAATCTACTTATATCATTAAATGAACCTGCTACACTTACATCTGATCTTTGTTGTAAAGGTGCATTACCATAAGAATCTTCTTTGTCATTTCTATCAAGTCTTTCCAAAGCCGTTTGATACATTTTTTCCCATTGTCCAGCTTGATTAGGCTCAATACCACCTAAGAAATTAGAAGCATGATATAATGAACCATATAAATAAATAGCTGGGTGATTTGTTAAAATATAATTTGAAGTGTTTGTAACTGATAGTGGATCAAATTCTTTATAGTGATTTATAATTCCTGAATATGAAGATGATGGTACTGGAGCAAATCTTAAATTATCTCCTAAGATTGTATAAGTAGAAGGCATACCAGTTGATGATGTTCCTTTAATCTGATCCATTTGAGATGGAGTAATATAATTTAAAGCATACTTAACTCCACCTTGTAAAATATAAAAATCTCTTACTTGTAAAAATCCTGTTGGTAAAATTACTAATTCAGAATCAACTGTAATTGAAGATTGAGTAATCATTTTTCTAACTCTTAATTTAGAATTAAAATCTTTTTCTGCTAAGACAATAAAGTCTTCCGCTATTTCTGTTGTTAGATCAGTTCTATTTAACCAATTTGCAAGTGATGTTTTTAAATCTGAGTAAGTTGCTAATGCCATTATATATTACCTTCTGCTGTTTTAAAGTATTGAAACTCATTACTATTCAATTTTGTTTTTAATATTTTATTCTGTACTTCTGGTGGTAAACCAAACCAATTATTACTACCATTATACTCTTTTGCCCAGACACTTAAAGCAATAGTTGGAATACTAGCAACTCTTTTTAAATCTCTTGATTTAGAATAACCATCATTTAAATTTAATAGTTTTTTATTATGTTCTAAGTGAGGAGTTATATTAACTTCTTCCTTAGTAATAATTTTACCTTCCATATCATCTTGTATGTAAGTAGTTTTTTGTAGTCCATCTAATACTGTATCTTTTCTCATTATTTGCCTTGACCTTTATATCTATTCTGACTTTTTTGCCTACACTCAGATTTGTTTTGAGATTTCTTATGGCAACCTGGTCGTTTTTTATTCTGATCTCTTTTTACATAAAATGCAAAATTTTGTTTAGCCATTAGCCAGACATTTCAGTAATAGAAATTTCAGCAGTACCAATAAAAGCTACTTTTTCACCTGGTGAAACTTTAAAAATTTCAGGTTGGTCAGCAGGTATAAAGATAGTTGATGAATCAGCAGTTGCAACAGCAGTTGGGTTTGCACCGAATAAAATATAAACATCAGCAGTTGCTGCTATTCTTACATATTCAGTTTGTGTTCCAAAAGCACTAGATTGAGCAGATGTTCCATCACTTGTTTTACCTTGATGTGTTATAGGTCTTAGTCCGTAATTAAAACTCATTTTATTTCTCCATTAGTTAGTAAGGGGGAAGTACCGCTAGGTAAGATCCCCCAAATATTGTTATATCTTATTATCTTCTAATAACAAAAGTTATTTCCA